ATAAACATATTTTTCTTACCGTTGCGTTCTTCAACGATAAAATCAACTGTTTCGATTTCTTCTCTAATGAGTTTCATTGATTTAACCTGTGTAACCTACTTTAGCGGCTCTGGATGTGCCAGTTCCATATACAACATCATTTGGTTTTTTCTCAATATATTCAACTGTTCCTGAGGGAATGGTGATAAAACTTGTTGTAGCTGCACCTACCATTGTTGAAACGCCAACAGTGGCTGCAGCTCCAGAAACATTAACTACTCTTAGCACTGTAGCTTGTGCTAATGAAGTAGCAGCCCCAAACGTAGTAGGGACTGCAATCTCATTACCAATAATTAATGTTCTAGCCATTGTTAAGCCCTAGTGTATGGTTTTATTTATATTTACTCAGCACCAAGATCGACATCAGTATCGAGTTCTGCCTCACCCTGAGGTTCGTCAAGATCAACATCGTTATCAAAAATAGATGTTGCTACTTGTGGTCTGATATCTTCAATCTTTGATGCTGTTTTTGCAAACAACAAATCTTTGATAGCGTCACTGACCTGAGAAGGAGACTCGTCCTTCACCAACAAATCCATTAATTCTTCCATAGTATTAATAATGTTTTAGTTATTTAGATCTCACCACCTTTGGGGGTTTCATCAGGTTCGGGTTCTGCTGGAACTGGGGGAGATTGAATTGCATTTGGAGCTCCACCCATTTGACCCATCTCCATAGCCTGAACTTCGGCAGGATCAGGAATCTTACCATCCTTGATTTCTTGTTTGATCAGTTCATCTTGTTCCTTGATTTCAATATCAGTCTGTCTGAGAACATTTCTTCTGACATAATCCTGAGAGTAGTACTTACCAATGAGTGGTTCAACCAAAGTTGCTTGATTGATTCTACTTTCACGAAGTTCAGCTTCCTTGAGTTCAGCAAAGTGATTATCGTACAAGAAGTCATACTGAATGTGGTCATTCATATACTCCCAATCTTCAGGAGTAACTACATTCTTGAGAAGAAGTTGAGTCTTCAACATATCATTGAACATAGAGGAGAATCTCTTTCTCATTCTTCCAACAAACTTGGAGAACTTAATTTCGTCTCTCAGGATTTCAGATGACCTACCAAGTGAGAAACCACTATCTCCCTGAAGTCTTGTCTCTGGAACATTTAATGAACGATAGAGTTTTTTCTGGAAATACTGAATGTCAGTAATTTCACCAAGGTTTTGACCACCAGGAAGTGTAGTAATTTCAGTTCCTCTGCCTCCCTCTCTTCTGGGTAACCAGAAGTCTTCCATCATAGACATATGTTTTTTGTCATCTCTGATCTCACCAGTGTTAGAATCATAGACTAACTTATTTCTATAACGCATCATCACATCTCTGAGGTATTGTTCTGCCTTTACCTTGGGCAGATTACCCACATCAATGTAGAAGATTCTTCTTTCTGGTGCTCTAGAAAGTCTATAGATGACCAAAGCATCCTCAATCATCATCAACTGATTAAGTGGTTTGATTGACTTGTGCAACCAAGAAAGTGTTGATCCCTTGTTTCTATCTACAAGACCAGAAGTACAGTAAGTAACAGAATCACGAGTCATCTTGACTCCTTTATTACTACCACCAGTGAATGAGCTTGCAATAGCACCTGTTTTTGAATTACCAGGGGTATAGACAAAATACTCTTCTAACTCTGGAAAATTGTAATTTTGCGGATTATCTTTGCCACCACCAGCAATTCTTTCAAGACTATTGAGAGCATCTTTTGGGTTCTTTTTGACCTGACGAACATAACGCATCTTTGCTGCGTCAATATATCTCAGTTCTTGAATACCAGCTTCTGGATTCTTTTGATCAATAACTTTGTTATAGTAAAGTCTTCCATCGATATACCAGTTACGGAAGATTTCGTGAGCCTTCTTGTCAAAATCAAGAAGTTCGAGAATATATGAAAACTCTTCTCTTATAGTTTTTTTGATGCCATCACTGGCATTTAAGTTCTGAAGGTCAATGTTTACAGGACTATCATTAGTATCAGAAACAATAGCTTCATTTACAATATCTTCGATCGCACTGTCACACTCAGGATAGAGTGCCATTGAACGATATCTACGAATAAGATCGTTCTCATTTTTATATACTCCTTCAATATCTACATACGAACCATAAAACCCCGACGTGAGGTAGTGTTCCGAACCATCGTTGTTAGACGGTGGAACTGGAGACACTACGCCAGGCGGGGTCTTTTCGCCATCTTCAATTGAGAAACCAAATAATCTCGCCATTTCAAGTATATACTAGGAGTTGACTCCTAGTATTTATATCTTGATTATATCAGTATTAAAGAGTAGATGCGGTTTCTTCTTCAACTGTCTGATCAAATTGACCATCAGCTGAGTCATCCGTCTCACCAACAGTGAAGTACTGAACCTGGAAGGTTACAGTAAATTCTTCAATAGTATCAGAGCTATCATAACTCAGTTCGATAGCTGAGATATCAGAAGGCCAGATGTCATAGAACTTGTAGGTTCTTAGGACTGAAGTTACATTGCCATCATTCTGGGTTGAAGCAGCTTCCTTACCACGACCAAGTTGCTTAACAAAAGCATTGGTCATGTAGGAAGTTGGGTTGGTAACACCAGTTGCATCAAACAAGTTGGACAACTTATCTGCCCAAGTCTCGAAAGCGGTTCTGAGTACAAAGTCCTCATCGTTGATGACGGTGACTGTCCATTCTGCGAAAGTTCTGTCTCCAGCAACTTTAAGAATTCTACCTCTGAAAGGGACACTAACAGGAGCCACAGATGAAGCAGGTAATTGAGCTGCTTTACACAGGAACTTGAAAGTGTTTTGATAATCTGATGACCATGCACTAGATTCAACAGCACCTGGGAATGAGGGAATAGAAACCTCAAACAGATTGGGGCGGGCACCTCCGCCCGCCAGTGATGACTTAAATTGTGATAATGTCTTGGTAGCCATTTTGTGTTTCCTCCGTTTTTATTTAAATAAACAATATATCAAACATTACCAACAACTTCTTCAAACGCAACACCCGTTCTGGTTGCTACGAATGTCAAAGTGACATAGTTGACAGATTTGGTTGGTTTGAGGAAAATGTCAGCTCTGAATTCATTGTTGTCAATGATATCAGGAGTGTTATTTGATTTATCACACTTTACAACGAAGTCAAAAAGTCCTCTCTTAGCTTGAATATCGCGAAGGAAAGGTTCAACAGCGTTTACAAAGTTAGCTCTTGTGGTCTCATCATTAATCTCAAACAGTTGAGCATCGGCGACACCTTCAACAGCTTGTTCTACTGTCAAGAACAATCTCCTTACATTGATTCGATCAAATGCGGAGTTGTATGACAGAGCTGTCTTGTCACCGAATAGAATGATACCCGCTCCTCTCTTATTGATGATTGGGTTAATTCTCGCCCCATAGAGTTGATCTCTATGTGCCTTACTTGGATTGTAAGCCAGTTTGATGGCGTCGTTTATTCCACCTCTTTGAGCTCCCGCTGGTGAGAACCAAGGGAAAGTTTCAATTTCAGTTCTAACCATTGTTCCAGCAACGTCAGCGTTACAAGGAACGTAAACGAAAGTATTATTGAAACGGTCATAGACATACTTCCAACCAGTATCGAATACCGCGTAAGAAGAAGAAGTCAAAGGAGAATAATATTGTAGAAGATTATCAACAACCGTGGAATCAGTCACACCAACAATATCATCTCTATGTGGGGAGATGACAGCGATACAATCCTTTCTTTGTTCAGCGATTGAAATCAACTGATTCGCTTTAGCTTGTGACTTTAATCTACTGTCCAAACCAGGACCCATTATCAGGAAGTCAATTTCTTCTTCTGCTTCATTGGAGAATAGATTGTATGAGGTTTGAAGACCATCTAGGGTAGCTGCAAAACCTACACCACTAGTTCCATAATCCTTACCACCAGAAAGTGAATAAGACTTATTACCAATCGCTGAGAATACAACACTCTGTGCGTTCTGTCCCCATTGACCTGCACCAACGGTATTAGGTACGGTATTGGAACTAAATCCACCTGGAGCTGGTGATGTTCCCCAGAAAGTATCAGCCGCATTTGATGGACTATGTCCAGCAAAGATGTTCTCAGAATTGAGAGCGAGATAGTCTTTATAGTATGTCTTAGTGGGAGCTTCACCGTCTCTAGTAGCATCCTTAGCCTTAGAAAGGAAGGTGTGCTTCTCAAGGATGTTTCCTTGAACTCCACTTACGGATCCATTATCATCAACAACTACAACGTGGATTGCGTCATTTCCACCACTTCTTGTATCTGAATAGTTGGAATCAACTGGTTTACCAGCGATTGTATTCCAGTAGATTGGAGTGTTTAATGCGAGTTGTTGTTGATCATACCAATCAACTACTGTGCCTGGAGAAATAGAGTATCCAGTCGATATACCTGATGAGTTCTTAAAGAAGAGAGTGTCAGAGGCATCGAACGATGCAATCCCATTTCCCTTTTGGTAATCAATATCGGTTACCGTTCCATCTGAAGAAACTCTATTCAGAACTTTAACATCGATAGATTGTGAAGTTCCAAGAACAGTATTGATTCCAGTGACAATACCCTCAATATATCCAGTGAAACTTGAAGTTGAACCAGCTCCAGCGATAAAACCACTAACAGGAGCTGTGACAGCTGTACCAACAACAACTTTGAGGTTGTCTGTAGGACCGATTCCTGTTGTGGTAAGACCCAGTCTTTGGTCAGCCTGGTTATCAATAACACATACTTTTAGTCCATCAGCCCACTTACCAGGGTTCTTAGCAGCCCAGGTAAAGTTGCTAGCTGTAGAATAACTTTCTTCGTAGTCATCAAAATTTTTAATCTTTAGACTAGCATTTGTTCCAACACCAACACCAGCATTGGCATTGTTGAGGTTTGTACTATCCGTTCTTACTACCTTCAGAATTCCACCATATGAGAGGAATGATGCACCTGACATCCAGTACTCATACTGTCTATCGGTGGACAGTGGTGACCCAAATACTTCCAGAAGTTCAGCTTGATTGCTAACCTCAATTGGTTCGTCTACGGGGCCGAGTTGGAAGGGGCCAGCGATAGCACCAATATTGTTGACAACATTGTCAACTCTTCCCACTGTTAAGTCAATCTCTCTGACAAGAATGCCTGGAGATAATTGAGGAGTAGCCATTTTTCTCTCCTTAAATTACTCATGTTTAACTAAAAAATATTTAGGTTTATGGGTATTTTCAGGGGGTAAAACAGGACGAAAACTACCAATCTGGGTATTTCCAATCACTCATGGGATTCCTTTTCTTTCGATCTTCTACAACTTTTTTTACTGTACAATTTTTACAGATGTATGAATAAGATGAAGCTACAGCTCCTTTATCTTTTCTTGTTCTGTAAAAATCATCAACTAAATTTTTTACTTCGCCACAGAATCTACACTTTCTATCGGAGAGGAGTAAATGACCTAATTTAAATTGTCCATCTAAATCCATGGTTTAGTATTTCCACATGTAGTCCATTCCTCCCCCCTGGTCTCCGTATTCATCGGTAAACCACCTGTCTCCGTCTTCACCCACAAAACTAGTATCATCAAGTCCATCATTAATGAAACCGAAGGGTGCCATA